AATTTGAACAGCACGAGGTCTAATCCTCATACCACCTGAAGGACTCTTTGGTGAGTAAGGCATAAGAACAGTACTTACTAGTACAGTTGTACCCTCTCGCAATGATAGTTCTTCATCTAGTGGTTCAAGATCACCATCCACTACTGGGAATGGGTGCTCTTCATACTTAGGTTTAGCTGTTAAACGAACAGTAATAGAACCATCTTCATTTTCAATCCAAGGTTGATCGTAGAACCTCTTACTGTTTGTTTGCTTTTGATACCAGTTACAGCATCCTTCATAAGCTTCAGAGAGTAGGTTTCTTAATTCTTCTGAGTCTTCATCAGAAACCCTAACTCTTATACGAAAATCTGATGGATCTCCTTTGTAAGTAGGAGGATCAAAGAAATGGGGAACAAAACCTTCAAGGGCTCCGTAAATTTTTAGCTTGGTGTAAGCCATAAGTAAAAGAAAGAACTTCTAAACAGTAACCAGAAGAACGTAAATGTTTAAACCTGTTATGTGCCACTTAATATTGTGGCTACTATTGTAGTGCATTTAAAAGGGTTTTCTTTAAAGTTTTAGTAGTAGTACCTTTAACTCACTACGAAAGTCTTAAGAGTTATACTACTGAAGTTACTTATTTACAGTTTATGAAGTTTGCAATCGCTCTAGCTGCCCTGCTAGGTGTAGGAACAGCTCCTGCCCTTGCTGGTGGCTTCTACGTTAACGCTGAAGCTAACTCAAGTTTCACTGGATCAGATTACACATCTACAAATACCGATTTACATATTGGCTATGAAGGAGGCAACGACACTGCAACTTACTACATACAAGGAGGACCAACAATCTCAGCTACTGACGGAGCTGATGATAATGACACTAATGTATCAGGCAAGCTTGGCGGCTCAGTCGCTGCTACTAGCAAACTAGATATCTATGGAGAGATAGCTCTTCAAACAGCAGAAGATCTAGACAACAGCTATTCAACTAAGGTTGGAGCTAAGTATAAGTTCTGATGAACGACACTGAAGTTATCCCTATTGAGCCCTACATTCAAGAAACAATGAACGACTCAGCAGAATTACAGAATGGTAGATGGGCCATGATTGGTTTCGTCGCTGCTGTTGGTGCTTACATCACTACAGGTCAGATTATTCCTGGTGTCTTCTAAGCCACATTAAAAAGTGGTAAGCTATTAGTAGCAACGACTACCAGATCTGATAGCCTCTGCGTACGTTCATCCCCTTTCGGGACGCAGGCAACCTAACGATGGAACGGGCGTTAGGAAGTTTAGAGGCTAAGTCTTATGACTAAACTCGTCTATCGTGGTGTTGTTTACTACAGGTAAACTCGTAATCCCACCTTACATACTGCTTAAGCTCCTTTAATCGGGAGCTTTTGTGGTTTTAATGGTCTGGTCTCTGTCCCTCATACAGTGATACGTGAGTACCATCTGGTCCAACAAAGAAGCAACTGCTATCTTTAATCTTTGGATAATCTTCTTGAAGGAGGTCTATGAATGCGCCGACCAAAGCTTGACACGTACCTGCCTCTAATACTGCTTTGTGCAGGTCTGTCTGCGCTTCCGCTACTGAGGAGATCCTTTCCGCCTCATCCATCTCCCATACGATCTCATGTGATTCGTCAGCTTCATCCTCCAAGAACTCCATAGCGTGGAGTGATCTATTCTCAAGCACCTTTAGTCGAGCCATAAGCATGGGTATATATTGCCTAGCCACCTGCTTAAGTGGCCCATAGAACTTATCTTTTGCTGTCTTTACTGCCATACTGGGTAAGCATTTCTGCTTTCATTCTATGCTAGCCCACCTGTGGTCGACATACGGTAGTCCACTTGTGGTCGAATATGAAATGAGCCCAAGCAGCAGCTATTATGATAGTACATCTGTACTATAGGTAATAGTACTTATATGCTATTGATTCTCATTCTCAATAAGAAACATGATTGATGGACTAGCAGCCCTATTAGTAATACTTATAGGTCTTTACTTAATCATTAGATTTTATAATCCTCATGACTAATACTCCTCCACCTCAACACAAGCAAAGGTATTACTACATATTTTGGGCAATCGCTACGCTCACAGTATTAGGAGGACAGATACTTGTTGCTTGTTCTTATAGAGATCTAGCTCAAGCCTTGAGACAATCCCTATTAACATAAAAAAAGCTCCTCAAAAGAGGAGCATATATAAGATGAAAGGCATTAAGAAACAAAGAAGTAGATCCAATTTTCTCATGCTCTTTCATTCTGTTCTTCCATCACATCCATATAGTAGGTGATCCATTCATATACTCGATCATAGCCATTATCCTCAAATACTTTGAGCGCATCACCTAAGAGACATAGCTCATGGTATCCAAGAATATTAGAGAAAGAGTAGACATCAATAGAACAGAGTGAACAGTCATAGACCTCTTGACTGTATCCAATTAGATCTAGATAAAGGTTCCAGGGAGTGCACCCCTCAAAGCTATTAGTTGACCATTGATATAACTCTTCAATAGCAGTAAAGCTATCGCAAGTTATATATGGTTTACCTTCGATTGCTTTAGATAGCGTCAAGATCTCCTCCGTGCTTTGGATGGCGCTTAAGGCTGTCAGAATGACGTCTAGATTGCCAGTCATTAGCAAAGGAGGTGATTTGTTGAGCGATCATTTGATCACTCCAACCTGCTTTAGCTCCTGTCTCCTTGATCATCTCAAGGCCAGCTAGGAAGTCTTTAGAACTGTTCATAGCATTACTAGGAAAGGTTTGGCAGGTTTTTCGCTAAGTTCTCCAGCTGCATACTGTTCAAGGGCTACTTCATAGCAATGCCATTCATCTAGCTCTCTATAGTAATTGTCCTCTATTGCCTTGAAGTGTTGATCTTCAGGACTTGAATTGTAATTAGTCATTGTCGTGATTGAGTATGAGAAGGACAGTTTCAAAGACAGTAAAACTCTTATCATTTCTAGAGCAAGCTTCTAACAGTATCCCTGTTACCTGTTCTAGTTCATCCTTATCTAATAAAGGATATACATCCAGTATTTTATTCATGATAAAGACCGCTAAATGATGATAGGTCAAAGATTGCATCATCTAAGCTCCACCAACAATCAGAGTCTGCACTGTCTCCGTCACCATAAGGATCAATGAGAAAGAACATCAAACCGTCTTCACCATCAACAACCTTGAGACTAAAGCCCGTATCTTCTTCAAGACAACTTGAGAACTTGTTTGCTCTACTAATGATTAGTTGTGGAAACCAACGTTCAAGGTAGAGCCAAATTGATTTAATCATTTTGGTAAGTGGAAAGGACGAGTGAGTGTGAGTCACTCAGTAAAGGCTAATTGCTTAGCCCTTAGAGAGTGCTTCTACTTTTTAAAACTGTTAGAAGTTGTTGCATAGAAGGTAGAGAACTTGGCTAGTGCTGGTTCTGTAACTCTTCTTGCTTGTTCTCCTAAAGTTTTAACGTCAATGATTGCCTCCGTGAAGTGCTTGTTATGCTCCTTAACTCTTAGTTTGAAATCAGTTAAGTACTGTTTCACTGTTAAGAAGCTTTCGGCAGCCATGTCACGTTCCTTAAGAGCTTTAGACAGTTGACGACGTAGTAAGGCGTTCTCATCATCTGTTGATGCGAGTACTTTCTTTTCTACTTGCCACTGATCCCACAACTCTTGGCGAGTCCAAGGTTTGCCAGTAGTCACGTTGACCTCGTTGAATGTCATATCAAAGGAAAGGGTTGAGTTGTCAAGGTTCGAGCTGCTTGAGCTCTCCTCTATTGTTGTAGTCATCAGTCAAAAGAGAATAGATACTTAACAATATGACAGATTAGTATTGCTTATGAGTGCCATCTAGTTTGGTCGACAAGCGCGTGAATAAAAAAAAAATAAATATATACCCTGATAGACCTCTCGCCCGCTGTGGACGATTCTCGAAGCGGCACAGGGGGTAGATTTTTCTGGCGTTAATGCGAAAGGTGCTCGAAAATTAGCAACAAAATAACTTTTGCTGGACTTTTTCAGCCTTTTTAAGCACTTTCAATGCTTTTTCACGTGTCAAACACTTCTCAGCCTTCTTATTCAGCTTAAGGAGCTTTCTTTCTGCCTTCTTCAACCCCTTCTTCTTTTGTTATCGGATCTATTACTAGCTACAGACTTAATAGATAAATTACTTTTATTGTTATTAGTAGGATTATGGTCTTTATGGTGAACATCACCATTAGGTTTCTTACCGCCGTTAACCTTTTTTATCAGTGCTAAAGCAGCATTTCTACCAGCTCTTCTCTTCTTTTCTCTATCTGTACCGTGAAAGGTATCGTACTCTTTTCTATAGTCTCTAGTCATAGTATTCTTAAGAGTACTGTAGTTACTTTAAAGTACTGCTATTAAAACTTTAAAGAAAACCCTTTTAAAAAGCTTTATAAGAATATTATACATATAACAGGACCTAAACTTTACGTTCCTTCATAAAGGGTCCATCCAAGTAGCACCACTAGAACCAGCTGAAGCTGCTTTTTGGAGATCTTCAAAAGTTTTAGCGTAACCAAGTACTCCTACGTTTAAGCCTCCTTCACCTTGAATAAACTGACGTTCTAATTCCCACTGAGCTGCTTCTCTACTTTTTATTGCTTTTCGTTCTGTAAGAGCCATATTTTCAGTAAAGTACTGAACAGCCATTGCAAGAGCATCAAGTCTATCGTCGTGCCTTATCGAGTTTTTCTCTTTGGAAATTCTCGTCATTTGCCAAAAGAGTTGAAACTGGGATCTGGTTTCGCTTGGGTACACCTCAGTAGTGGAAATATCCTTAGCAATTATGTCGGTATCTACCATGAGCCTGTGTTGGTTCATGACTGGCTCAAGAGTATCAATAATCCTCGCTTCTTTTTGTTTTGTATGTCGGACCTCTTCGATACTGCATGGATAGATGGTTCCAAGGTAGCGCTTAAGAAGTTCACTAAACATACCGAGGCCGAGGTTACTTTCTACAAGTATTTCCTTGACCTTGTACTCCTTCGCAATAAGTGTCAGCTTTTTAAGGTTGGTCTCACTGTAACCACCTCTAAGACCTCCAGAAGCGAGGAGAAACAGGTTTCCATTGAGGTAAGCGACTACGGCATATCCAAGTTCATCGGATCCTCTTCCAGAGGGATCTATAGAAAGAACAACCCCCGTGTACTCAATAAATTCAGACCCGATCTGTCCAGGTTTGTAAAAGAGATCACCGTGAAGCCCTACTGAGGGAAGATCAAGAGCTTTATCACCATTAGCACTCCAAACAACCCTGTCAGGGCCCATAGTTCTGTTCAATCTAAAGACACATAAATCCTGAAGCTTTAGAGGATATTTTTCTTCATCAGAGAGGCTAATATCAAGTAAGAATTGGAGGTTAAACGTGGACCTACCAATGGATTCCTTTCGAGCCTCCAGCTCCTCCCAACCAAATCTTTGAGGATCGGTAGGGTGACCAGCTAGAGTCTTGTCTTCTTCAAAATCTTTTTGAACTCTAGGAGCTAAGCGGTTTCCGTAGTAGTCCTTAAGTTTCTTAGCAGTCGGATATAGAGCAGGCCAAATGCGGGGTGTATAACCAGCTAGTTCTAGTTTTGCGTAAATACTGTCTTGAGTATGAGGAGTACCTAGAAAAACAATCTGTCCTCCAGGTTTTATAACAGAGTCAAACTCTTTAATACTTTCTCTAAGTTTGTCTCTTATAAGCTGCGTTTCACAGCTTTGAGGGGTCTCAACGTCGTCAGCTACGATCAGATCTGCCCTAGATCCAGTGATTTGACCAAAAATACCACTTGATCTCACTGAAGGGCTTTGATCAGGCTTCGATCCAAAGACATCGAACGCGACCTTAGAAAACCTCTGAGTATCGCTAGGAAATAAATCCTGCACCATAAACCAGTTTCTAAGGAGATCGTGGCAGAACACGCTAAAAGCGTCTGCACGGTCTTGAGCAGCTGATATAACCAAAACCTTTGTATCGGGATCTTTCCGTAGTCTCCAGAGCACGTAGCCTGCTGTGAGGAACGATTTACCACAGCCTCGGTAGGCCATGATGATTCTACGGTTAGGCCCATTTTGTAAGTAATCAGCGAGCTGGTACTGGATAGGGGTTGGGTTAGGAAGTCTTAGAAAGTGCCAGAGATGAGTAGCAAAAACTGGAAAGCTATTGATCGCTTCCTCAATAATTTGTTGTTGATGATCATTTGTTCTAGGCACTTATATAAGATTTAACTTTGGACATATCAATCTTAGGAAGATTGGAGATCATCTCACCGATAGCAGAGACATCACCGTTCTTATCGAGAGTGATACCTTGATCTTTGAGGAATTTAATAGCGTTGGCTAAATCAGAAGCTTTAACGTTGTCAGAGTTAAGTTGATCGACAAGTTTCATAGCTACTAACTTATGCAGCCCCTGAAGTTCTTCTTCAGAGGCCATACCTGTGCTTTTTCTTCTAGCCATTGTTTACTGTTACCTTTTTGTTTGGAAAGAGATTCTTTCTTATTAACTCTACAGCCGTATCATCTATAGTGTTATCAGTGGACTCAACAAGCTTTGTAAGCAGGTCCACAATCAGTTGCTTAACTGAGTCAGATTTTAGAAACGCAAAAAGAATAGGCTTAACTAGTAGAACCATTGGAAAAAAATAGGCTGTAGCTAGGTTACTCCTTTTTTGCTCTCTTAAGGGCTATTAGATCTAAAAGTTTAGAAGCGTACTCAGGATCAGCACTACTACTCTGTTGAATTAGGAGCTCCGCAAATAGAAGATACACAGTCTCTACATCCATCCGTTCGGGAAGATTGGCTTCGGCTTCAAGAAGAAGCTTTAGTTTCTCGTGCCAAGAAACGTGAGTCGGAATTTCATTCTTCGGTCCACTCCGCCACATATCAGCAAAGCGCTCCTCGATTGACTCAGGAATGTACATCTGAATCATGTCAAGAGCCTCCTTTTGATGAAGCTGACCTGAATAGTAGGTAGCCACATCACGTAGGGAGAACTTCACCAGCCAGCTTCTCGTTGGAATTTTTTAGTGGC